TAACGATATCAATCGAATCATGGACAGGTTGGACAGGCTAGAAACCAAGATCGACATGTTCATGAAGGAGCAACGAAGTGCCCTCAGTTAGCAAGAAACAACATAACTTCATGGCGGCGGTGGCCAACAACCCAGCGTTTGCCAAGAAAGTTGGGGTCCCTAAAAGCGTGGGGCAAGATTTTGCCGCTGCTGATAAAGGCAAAAAGTTTGGCGCGGGTACCCGTGCTGATTTGCAAGGCGTGAACAAGCCCAAAACCGATCAGGGCAAAACTGAACTTTTCAACAAAGGTGGCGAGATGAAAGAATCTAAAGCAATGGTTAAAAAAGAAGTGTCCTTCATGAAAAAGAAGGGCGCACCCGCATCAATGGTTAAACACGAGGAGTCTGAAATGAAGGGTATGAAAAAAATGGCATCTGGCGGCATCACTACCGCCAAAATGGGCACTGTTAAAACCGCTGCTCCCAGCCGGGACGGGCTTGCTGTCAAGGGTAAGACCAAAGGCACCCAAATCAAAATGGCTGGCAGCAAACCTCTGGGTATGAAAAAGGGCGGCAAAGCCTAAAAGGAGCCTGACATGGCACGAGGACGAGATTTAGCTGGGCTTGCAGCCCTCGCTGGGTTGGCTTACATGGCCAACAAAAAAGGCAAAGAGACCACCGGGGTTGACCCCGATGCGGCTATGGGCGCTGGCGCAGTTTCTCCCGAGGACGCCCGTGGCAACGCCGAGATGGCGCGTATGGCAGCTTTAGACAACCCTGACTTTGAGCCCGGTATGTACACGAAGGAGCCCGGTGGGGATTCCGCGCCTGCACCCGCTCGTGCCGCTCCTACTCGTTCTGCTGCGGCCCCTGCTCGCCCCAACATTGTGAGTCGAGAAGAAGGAATGAAGAACTACGTTCCTCGCCGTAAACCGCCTGTCAGTACGGTGTCCTCTTCGGAAGAAGGCATGAAAAACTACGTTCCTCGTCGCGCTCCAGCAGCTAACCCCGACTACGGCAACGAAGGCCGGACATACGAGTCAAAAGCCAAACCCAAGGCTAAGTACGAGACCCCGTATGACCGTATGAACCGCGAAAACCGCGAGGCAGGGATTAAGTTTAAAAAAGGTGGCGTGGTCAAGAAAATGGCCAACGGTGGTGCGACTTCGGCTTCTAAACGTGCTGACGGTATTGCCTCTCGTGGCAAGACCAAGTGCAAAATGTATTGAGGTGAATCATGGGGCGCTTTACAAGACATGGCATGGACAACCAACCGCTTGAGGGCGGTGGCGGGGGTGGGAGTGGTATTGCCAGCAAAATTGGAAATGCTATTGGTGCCGCTGGTGCTGCCGGGGTAGCAGCCACTCCTATTGGTGTTGCCTATAAGGCCAATGAGTTGGCAAAAGAACGTGAAGCCGCTGCTGGAAAGAAGCGGGAGGCTGCCGCTGAGATGAAGCGCGAAACCCGAGGGGTAGAGAAGTCTGGTACTGACAGAGCGCGGGAAGCCGCCAAAGTTATTTCAGACGATGAGAAGTACACCAAGGAAACCCCGGATCAAAAGTACGCCAAGGGTGGTACTGCTTCCTCTCGTGCTGATGGCTGTGCTCAGCGGGGTAAGACCCGTGGGACGATCATCAAATGATGGCCAGCCGTGGGATGGGGGCAATCAACCCCAAGAAGATGCCGACCAAGAAGGTCATCCATCGCACGGATAACCCCGACAATGTGGACATGTACAAAGAAGGCGGCGGGGTGAATGCTGCTGGCAATTACACCAAACCGGGTATGCGTAAGTCGTTGTTCAACTCCATCAAGAGTTCAGCAGTGCAGGGTACGGCGGCGGGTCAGTGGAGCGCGAGGAAAGCGCAGTTGTTGGCCAAGCGGTACAAGGCAAAAGGCGGGGGCTACAGAGATTGAAAGCTCCACAGCAGTCACTTAAAAATTGGACAGACCAGAAATGGAGGACCAAAAGTGGTAAACGCTCTTCTGACACGGGTGAAAGATATCTTCCAAGTGCTGCGATCAAAAGTCTCAGCCCTGCTGAGTACGCTGCGACAACGCGGGCAAAGCGAGCAGGTAAAAAAGCCGGAAAACAATTCGTAGCGCAACCTAAAAGCATTGCGAAGAAAACAGCGGGGTACAGATAATGGCAGGCGGAGCAGGAAATATAGGTAGTGCAGGTGGCATGGGTAACGCTTCTGCGCAACCGCAGGGTGGCCCTTTTGGTGGAAGTATGGGCGGTGGTCAGCAATCAGGCGGGGGCGTCCCCTCCTTTGCACAGCCGTACATGAACAATCTTGGTGGGGGCATGGGCAACGCATCTGCGCAGCCCTACAACCCAACGGGCGGTGCTCCACGCCAATCGACAAACCAAAGCAACTTTGGTCAAGGGATGAACGCGATGTTTGGCGGCGGCAGTCCGTTTGGCATGCAACAGCCTTCTTACGGGATGCAGAACCCGTTTGGTGGGATGGGGGCCCTGTCCAGTCCCGGCTATGGGATGAATCAGTTTCAGCAGCAGCAACAAATGGGGCAACAGCAAGACTATCGCTCAATGGGGCGCGAGGTCGGGGAGCAAATGGGACAACTTGGCGCTCCCAACCAAATGCCGCAACCAATGGGCCAGCAGCCCTCGTATATGAACAATCCGGACTTCCAGGCGTACCAGAAGCAGGAGCAAGACCTTGGTCGCCAGATGAACGAGTACATGCAAAAAGCTCCCATGTACCAGCAGATGCAAGAACTGCAAGGCAAAATGCGCGGGTTCCAGCAGCCCCAACAAGGGCAAATGCAAAACCCGTATGGCAACATCGACCAGATGCAGCAACAGCGGAACATGCAAGACCAAGCTCGGCAACAGCGGATGTACGAGCAGGCTACCCAACAGGACATGTACCAGATGCAGCGAGACCAAGCTACCCAAGGTGACATGCGGGCTGCGGTAATGCCGCAACAACCCGGCTCAGAGCAGGTGGCTTCGGAGATGGACGCAATGACCCTGTATACCCCTGAAACTTACGGCAGTCGCCGCATGGGCGGCGGGTTTGGTCGTAGGGGTATGGGTGGTGGCTACGGGCAACAAATGCCACAACAAGCAATGGGCCTACAAGGTCTTTACTCAATGCTGCAAGGGCGGCGTGGTGGCCCGTTTGGGGGTTATTGAACATGGCACTTACCTCTGGCGCAACAACATTCAATCTTGACCTGACCGAGTTGGTCGAGGAAGCCTACGAGCGTGCTGGCTCAGAGTTGCGCACGGGTTACGACCTGCGTACAGCGCGGCGCAGCCTCAACATCATGTTTGCAGATTGGGCCAGTCGCGGCATCAATATGTGGACGTTTGAGCCGGGCGTCATTGACTTGGTTCAGGGGCAAAACACCTACGCGCTGCCAGACGACACCATTGATCTGCTGGAGCATGTGATTCGCACGGGTGGGAACGTGGCGGCAACGCAAGCCGACTTGACCATCACCCGTATTAGTGTTTCTACCTACGCTACGATCCCTAACAAGATTCAGCAAGCCCGCCCAATTCAGGTGTGGGTGCAACGGTTCAATGGCCAGAATTCGCCCGTGAGCGCGACGTTGAGCACCACAATTACCTCGTCGTCTACTGAGATTGTGTTGAGCAATGCTACGGGTTTACCCGCATCTGGGTTCATCAAGATCGACAATGAGATCATCAACTACGGATACATAACAGGGAATACCCTATATAGCTGTTTCCGTGGCCAACAAAACACCACTGCGGCGGCTCACACTGCTGGGGCAATTGTGTACTGGGCGCAAGTTCCAGCAGTCACAGTTTGGCCGACTCCCGACAATGCCCAGACGTATCAGTTTGTGTACTGGAGACTGCGCCGTACTCAAGATGCAGGCGGCGGTGTCAACGTCATGGACGTGCCGTTCAGGTTTATCCCCTGTATGGCAGCGGGCCTGTCGTACTACATTGCTGGCAAGATTCCTTCCGGTTTTGAGCGTATTCCCATGTTGAAATCTCAGTACGACGAAGCATGGCAGATAGCGGCTGGCGAAGACCAAGAGAAAGCGTCTGTTCGCTTTGTGCCGAGACAACAGTTCATTGGTGGAACCTGATGGGAAATAGGTTTGCCTCTGGTAAAAATGCGATCTCCCAGTGCGATCGCTGCGACCAGCGTTTTAAGCTTTCAATCTTGAAGCGTGAAGTCATCAAGGGTCGTAACTACGACCTCTTGGTTTGCCCGGAGTGTTGGGACCCAGATCAGCCACAATTGCACTTGGGTGAGTTCCCAGTAGACGACCCACAAGGCTTGCGTAATCCCCGTCCTGACCGGAGCTATGTGCTGTCGGGAACGAGCGGGTTGCAGATCAACGTGAATGGCGGGACTGGGCCTACGGGCACGGGGACTGTGGAGGCGGGTAGCCGAATCTTTCAGTGGGGGTGGAGCCCTGTGGGGGGCGCATCATTTTTTGACACGGCCCTCACACCAAATAACTTGGTTTTGAGCGTGCAATTGGGTACAGTATCGGTATCAACGACATAAGGAGTCGAAATGGACACGAAGACAGTGAAGAAAATTGCCGACAAGGAAGTCATGGCGCACGAGAAACGCATGCACCCTGGCGCAAAAAAAATGCGTGCTGGCGGTAAGACCAATAGCGACATGCTCAAGTACGGGCGCAACATGGCCAAAGTAATGAACCAGCGTAGCCCTGGTCGTGGAGGCTGATATGGCAACGTACAAGGTACCCAAAAAAGTAGCCACCGTGGTTGTTGGTGAAGAGCCAGCCAAAGAGACAATGCGCAAAGCAAACGTGTCTGTGGCCAACACGCGCAGTCAAGACTATCCCCCCACCAAAACCAGCGGCATCAAAATCCGTGGTACTGGCGCGGCTACTAAAGGTCTGATGGCCCGAGGCCCAATGGCATGAACTACACCGAGTTGTACAACACAATTCAGTCGTACACCGAGAATCAATTTCCGGATGTATACCTTGCGAGTGGGAGTACTGTGTCTGCTCAGACACAGATCAATACTTTCATCACGCAGGCTGAACAACGCATATACAACTCGGTTCAGTTCCCCTCGTTGCGCAAAAACGTGACGGGGGTAACGTCCACAGGCAACAAGTATTTGTCGTGCCCTGGTGACTTTCTTTCTACGTTTTCGTTGGCGGTCGTAACCACTGACGGGCAAGAATTCTTGCTCAACAAGGACGTGAACTTCATTCGTCAGGCGTACCCCAAAGCCACGGACACTGCAACGCCCAAGTACTACGCACTGTTTGGCCCAACAACTTCAAACGATGCGTCCCCCGTAATCACCAATGAGTTGTCGTTCATTCTTGGCCCCACACCTGATGCGGCCTATGAAGTTGAGTTGCATTACTACTATTACCCCGTTTCAATTACGGACACAGACAACAACCCAACTGGTCGCACTTGGCTTGGCGACAATTTTGACACCGTGTTGCTGTATGGGTCTTTGGTTGAAGCGTACATCTTCATGAAGGGTGAGCAAGACATTATTGCTGGGTACGACGCCAAGTACAAAGAAGCCCTTGCGCTGGCTAAACGTCTGGGCGATGGGTTGGAGCGCAGCGATGCGTACCGCAGCGGGCAGTATCGGGAAGCCCCGCTACCGCAGAATAACGGGGTGCGTTGATGGCGTTCACAGGCAACTTCAGTTGCAACACTCTTCGCTCGGGCTTGGTAAACGGCACAATCAACTTTACGACCGATACGTTTTATTTGGCGCTGTACACCAATGCAGCCACGCTTGATGAGACCACCACTGCGTACACCCCCACTGGGGAAGCATCGGGGGGCAACTACAACCCTGGTGGCCTGCCTGTTACCGCTACTGTGGGCACAGAAACCACTGCTTCTGGCAGCATCACGTATGTAAATTTCTCCTCTCCTTCTTGGACGGGTGCAATCACGGCCAGAGGGGCTTTGATTTACACGCCGGGGGATAATGGCGCTGTATGCGTCTTGGACTTTGGCAGCAACAAAACATCAACCAACACCTTCCCTGTGACGATGCCCGCAAACACAAGCACATCGGCACTCATTCGACTTGTTTAAGGAGCACCCTATGTTTAACGAAAAAGCTCAATCTACCGACGCCGTAACTGCGGGTTTGGTTGCTGGCACGGCCCTGCAAAACGGTGCTCGTGGTGGCGGCGTGTTTCACGTTCAGTGCCTGGATAAAGACGGCAACGTGAAGTGGGAAGACAAGATGCATAACCTTGTGGTCAACGAGGGGCTGCAAAACATGAACACCCAATACTTCAAGGGCAGTACGTACACAGCGGCCTTTTTCCTTGGTTTGGTGACTGGCCCTGGTTCTGGCACGACATACGCTGCTACGGACACCTTGGCTTCCAAAGCATGGACTGAGTTCACCAACTACAGCGGCTCACGTAAGGCTGTGACGTTTGGTACGGCCACCACTGCTGACCCGTCTGTCATCAGCAACTCTGCGGCTCCCTCTTCGTTCAGCATTACCAGTTCTGGCGGTGTTGTTGCGGGCGCGTTCCTGTGTACCGTGAGCAGCGGCACTTCGGGGGTTTTGTTCTCTGAGGCCGACTTCCAGTCCCCTGGCGATCGTACCGTGGTGAGCGGAGACACACTCAACGTGACCTACACGTTCAGCCTCGACGCTGCGTAATCCTTTGTGTTCGGCACTTCCGCATTTGCCGCAACCCCCTTTGCTGCCTTAGCAGGGGGGCGCTCGTTCGACAGCGCGATTGATGAGGCTGTAACGGCATCAGATACGGCGGTCAGTGCGGTGGCGTTGTTTGCACCGTTGATTCTGGAAGAAATTGCGGTTGGTATAAACATCACCGTTGCGGCTTCTGACTTCAGTGCGGCCATAGCAGAGACAATTACTGCACTGGATACGCCATCAGCCTTGGTAGTGTTCCCGGCATACTTTGAAGATGCGACAACTGCTTCGGATGTGGCGGCTGCTGCGGCGACTCTTGAAGGGCTGTATGCAGACACTGCCAGCGCGTCTGACCTGTATTCAGCCCAAGCAGATTGGGCAGTCTTAATTTCTGAAGTCGCCGCAGCATCTGATTTGTTGATTGCGGGCCTTGAATATAGTGTGTTCATCCAAGAGTTGGCGACAGCCCTGGACACCCCAAGCTCAAACGCGGACTTTTTTGCGACGTTATTTGAATTTATTTTTGCTCTTGATACGCCTTCCGCCGCTGCTGGGTTTGGGGTTGCGGTGGCTGAAACAGCCACGGGTCTTGACGACACTTTGGTGGCCCCGTCTATTTTTGGTGCAGAGGTCAGTGAAGTCGCCACCGCCTTGGATTCGCTCTTGGCGTCTGCCGTCTTTCTTGCTACCATACAGGACAGCGCAGTGGGAGCAGATGTGATTCTTGCCCGGTTCTTGTGGGAGATCATCAACGATGCACAAACCGCAAATTGGGGGACAATTAACGCAGCGCAAACGGCGGGTTGGGCAGAGGTAAACACCGCACAGTCAACCACTTGGCAGACTGTAAAAACGCAGGGTTAAATATGGCACTCGTAGTAAAAGACAGGGTACAAGAAATCACCTCAACAACGGGGACGGGCACTGTCACGCTTGCCGGGGCGGTTCTTGGGTATCAGACCTTTGCCACGGTTGGCGACGGCAACACCACGTACTACACCATCGTAGACCAGACCGCAGGCGACTGGGAAGTAGGTATTGGTACGTACACCGCATCGGGCACAACCCTGTCGCGTACCACTGTGCTGTCTTCCAGCAATGCAGGCTCGTTGGTTCCTTTCGCTGCGGGCACAAAGAATGTCTTTGTGACCTACCCGTCTTCGCGGTCGGTTTATCTGAGCGCGGCGGGGCTGGCTGTTGACGTTCTTGACATCGGCACACTGGGCACCAGCACGGCCAACATCACCACAGCCAATATCACTGCGGGAACAGTTTCTACAACCCCAGTCAACAACACAGATATTGTCAACAAGCAGTACGCTGACGCCATTGCGTCTGGTATTCATTTTCACGAAGCAGTGGATTTGGCGACGACCACAGCCCTGCCAGCAAACACGTACAACAACGGCGCATCTGGGGTTGGGGCTACGCTCACCGCAAACGCCAACGGCGCTTTGTCTGTAGACTCTACGCTTACCGTCGCTGCAAACCGGATATTGGTGAAGAACGAGGCCGCGCAAGCAAACAACGGTGTGTACACGGTCACGCAGGTGGGCTCCGCTGGGACGCCGTACATATTGACCCGGGCAACCGACTTCGATACCGCTGGTACAGGCGTTGACCAGATCGACGAGGGTGACTTTTTCCTGGTGACCAGCGGTACGGTCAACCTCAATACCGCTTGGGTACAACAGACTGCACCTCCGATAACAGTTGGCACAACGGCAATTGTCTTCCAGCAGTTTGCTGCGCCCATTACCTACACCGCAGGGACGGGGCTGTCTGAGTCCCCCACCTACACATTTAACATTGCCAACACCGGGGTGACGGCGGCTACCTATGGCTCCGCAAGTTCTGTCCCAGTCGTGGCAGTTAACGCCCAAGGGCAGATCACTTCGGCCACCAACACAGCCATTGCCATCGCCGCAGGCGCGGTGTCTGGTCTTGCAGCTTCAGCCACCACGGATACGACCAATGCAAGCAATATTTCATCTGGGACACTTCCTACTGGGCGTTTGTCAGGTTCTTATACAGGAATTACTGGTGTTGGTACTCTCACTGCTGGTACTTGGAATGGGTCCACTATTGGTGCTGGGTATGGCGGTACTGGATTTAGTTCTTACGCTGTGGGAGATTTGTTGTATGCGGATACAACGTCTTCTCTGGCTAAACTCGCAGACGTAGCGGTTGGCAATGCGCTGATCTCTGGTGGTGTGGGCGCAGCCCCAAGCTGGGGCAAGATTGGTTTGGCTACGCACGTAAGCGGCACCCTTCCAATTGCCAACGGCGGGACAAACTCTACGGCCACCCCTACCAACGGTGGCGTCACTTATGGCACGGGTACGGCGCAAGCGTACTCTGTGGCGGGTACTTCAGGGCAGGTTCTCCAAAGCAACGGCGCAGCGGCCCCCACTTGGCTTGCTCAATCTAGCATTGCTGCGGGTTCGGCTACCAACGCAACCTTCGCCACATCAGCAACTTCGGCTACCAACGCAACTACGGCCACAAATGCAACTCTGGCCACTACGGCTACGCTGGCAACTCTTGCCACATTGGCCACTACGGCTACGCTGGCCACGACTGCAACCACGGCGAACGCCACAGCAGCAGCTTTGACGGCGGGGACATACCTTACAAGCGGCGGTACTTTTAACGGGTCAACCGCCCGCACGTTTGCAGTGGATGCAACCACTACCAACACCGCCAGCAAAGTTGTTGCGCGGGATGCTTCGGGTAACTTCAGTGCAGGGACGATCACCGCCACTTTAAGTGGTGCGGCTTCTTCGGCTACCAATGCAACTTTTGCTTCATCTGCCACCAACGCAACCTTTGCTTCGTCTGCAACCAACGCAACTTTTGCCACATCGGCAACTTCAGCCACCAACGCAACTTTGGCGACGCTGGCTACAACTGCAACCACAGCAAATGCCACCGCAGCGGCTCTGACGGCAGGGACGTACCTCACAAGCGGCGGTACTTTTAACGGGTCAACGGCCCGCACGTTTGCAGTGGACGCAACCAACCTAAATACTGCCAGCAAAGTGGTTGCACGGGACGCCTCGGGTAACTTTAGCGCGGGAACAATCACTGCCACTTTGAGCGGTGCGGCTTCTTCTGCTACCAACGCAACCTTTGCTTCTTCTGCCACCAATGCAACCTTTGCTAATTCAGCTACCAACGCAAGCGCAGCTACGAACGCAACCTTTGCTTCTTCTGCCACCAACGCAACCTTTGCATCTTCAGCAAGTTCAGCTACCAATGCCACTTTTGCTACAACGGCAGGTAACGGGGTTACAACAACGACAGGTTCTCCCGCGTATTACGGCGCGAGAGCTTGGGTAAACTTTGATGGAACAGGCGCAACTAGCTCGAACCAAACGATCAGAGCCAGTGTCAATGTTTCAACGGTTTTTAAAAGCGGTACAGGCAATTATCAAATAAATTTCTCACCGGCAATGCCAAATGCAAACTGGGCAGCGTTTGTGTCTTCGTATCTTCCAGGTGTTTCTTTCGGTTTATCCGCACCTTACCAAGCAGTGGCACAAACAACAACTTTTGGCGTTGCGGCTACATTGAGTACAAGTTTTGTTTTTTATGACCACTCTTGGGTGGAGTACGTTGTTTTTAGGTAACACAGCATGAACGCAATTATAGTTTTCCCCAACGATGAAGGCCACTTAACTTTTTGTTATATTGCGCCGGAATGCCCACTTCCAATTGAAGAAATCGCTCGTAAAGATGTTCCTGCTGGCAAACCCTATTTAATTGTGCCTGATGAGCTTGTGCCAAAGGACCACACGTTTTTTAATGCTTTTGAAGCCGACTTTAGTAACCCTCATGGTTATGGAATTGGGCCAGACGCATGGTTTGCAGAACAAGCCGCCAAGGAGAAAAAATGATTAATATCAACATAGACAAGGCTAAAGTTATTGCTCACGAAAAACGTAGGCAAGCTAGAGAAGAAGAATTTAAGCCTTACGATGATGCTATTGCAAAACAAATTCCTGGGCACATAAATGATGCCGAACCACAACGCCAAATAATTCGCGAAAAGTATGCCGTGATGCAAACAGCAATTGATGCATCAACTTCAATTGATGAGATAAAACAAGCAATGTTATAAGGATAAAAATGAATAGTAAAGAATTGTATGGACTTGATATAGCAACACAATGGGAAAAAATTTTAGACATTCATGTCTTAAAACTTGCCAAAGAACATCATCCAGATTGGTATCGATGGCGACTTACAAACAATTGGGAACGTGCTGTATTTCTTAAAGGAGATCCAATAGGAGGTCGAGAGGCGGCACGTTATCTTTGGGCAAATCAAAATTTACTGGGCGCATCAATGCTTGAGGTTGGTTGTTCAACAGGTTATGGTTCTCAGTTTTTTCCTCATGCGGTAAATTATCTTGGCCTTGATTACGACCCCATCATTATTGATGTTGCAAAAGAACAAAATTGGGGGTTAAGCCGTTGTTTTTTGCAAGCTGATATCAACACATATGACTTTCTTAATCACGAAACTATAGTAGCGTTTGAAGTCATTGAGCATCTTGACAATGGATTAGAGGTAGTTGAAAAACTCAAACACCATTGCAAACGGCTGTTAATTAGTGTTCCACACAACGAACCTTTAGGCTTTTGGGGTGAGCATCACAAGTTGCATGGCTTGTCAGAAAAAGACTTTCCAGGGTTTGATTTTGCTTATGTGTCCGAACATGGTAGATGCACAACTACTATGGAACCAATTAGTGACACAAACAGATGCAATCTAATGCTGTGTAGGTGGGACAATGAGTAAAGTACTTTGCTCAATTGCTACAAGGGGAAGATACTTTACAACTTTGCCTTTGGTTATTCAGGCTGTAATGAACCAAACACGGTTGCCTGACAAACTCATCATATTTGACGATAACGATGAACCCAAAGACATGCGGGAAGAGCCGCTATATCAAAATTTGTTTTATGTTTTAAGGTGCAAGAACATTGATTGGGAGTGGTTGTTTGCTCACAAAAAAGGACAGCATCATATCCATCAAATGGCAAACACAATGGGCTATGACTGGGTATGGCGAGTAGACGATGATGCCGTTCCTGAACCAAACGTCCTTGAAACACTTGCGAACCATATTGCTGATGATGTTGGAGCAATTGGTGGAACTGTAATGAATCCTCCGCATGATCCAGTTTTTATCAATTCATCTGGGTTGATTGCCAATATTGAAGTTGAACCAAACATCCAATGGGGTTTGATCAAAGAAAAAAAACAAGTTGAGCATCTGTATTGTTCTTTTTTGTATCGTGCTGGTGTGCATGATTACAACCTAGGATTGTCACGGGTTGCTCATAGAGAAGAGTCTTTGTTTACTTACGGATTGCATCAAAAAGGATATAAGTTGTTTGCCGTGCCCAATGCAATCACATGGCATCTTAAACAACCTACTGGCGGCATAAGGGCAGAAACTAATCCTTACATGTATTCCCATGATGACCAAATCTTCAAAAACCATGTATCAATAGCTGATAACACAATTGTTGTATTGAACTGTGGTCTTGGTGATCACATTGTGTTTTCAAAAGTGCTTCCCAAAATCAAAAATCCAATTGTGTTTACTTGCTATCCTGAAGTTGTGGCGGGTCGATCTATTGCAGAAGCCCAACAACTTTATGGAGACATTGATCAATGGAACATTTACAAAAAGATGGACCAATGGAAATGGACGGGGAATTTGCAACAGGCATTTGAAAGGATGTATTTGTGATCATCATTCATCCTTTTTCTCGTCCACTAAACAATGGCAAAACCAACCCCAAAAACTATCCTTATTGGGATGAACTGATTCAACTTATTGAAGAACCAATCATCCAAATTGGAGTTGATAGCGAACAACAGTTAGTTAAAGACTTTCGCAAAAATCTAAAAATTGATGAATTGAGATTATTGATTTCTGAATGCAGGACATGGATTGGAGTTGACAGTTTCTTTCAACACCTTTGCTGGACAGAAGGTAAGCAAGGCATTGTTTTGTGGTCTGTCTCAGATCCTTTGATCTTTGGTCATTCTGAAAACATCAATCTTTTGAAAGACAGAAACAGCCTCACTGATAATCAATTTCTTTGGTGGGAAGATGTTAAACACAACCCAGACGCTTTTGTAAAACCTCAAGACATCCTGCCCTACATAAACAATGTGTAATTTTAAAAAACCATCTAGAATCAACGGGACTTGACTGAGGAACAGTATGTCTAATTACACTCGTCTAAGAACGCCATTTACTCAAATGAGCTTCACGCCAGATGTGCCAAGTAATGCTTTAGGCCCAAATGAGTACAACTCAGGACTAAATGTTGAGGCTGATGTCCGTGGGGTAAAGAAGATCTACGGCGAACAAGAGATCATGTCTGCCATTCCTGGCAACCCTATCTTTATGGATGGTGGGTTTCGCAGTGAAGGTAACTTTGTCTATGTTGTTGCCACTGTAGAAGGTAAGTGGTACATGCTGACCTCTGGTGGTATTACCAATATAACCCCCGGTGTTGGAGCCAACCCCAATGCGGCTTTGAGTGGTTATACCAACGATATCAACATCACTACCTCTTGGGTGGGTAACGTATTGTTTATTAACGATACCTTACGCCCTCCAATGTACTTCTTACAAACAGCGACAGAGATCTATCTGTACGACAGTCCTCCTGACAATTACGTTTGGAACTACGACATTGGCGTTTCTGCGACCAGAGCGGGTTTTGTGCGTAACTTCTGCTCTCCCAACGTAGGCAACCTTTTAATTGCCGGCAACATTACCAAAGATTACACGGCAGGTGCTACGGTTAACTATCCAACCACTGTTCGCTGGTCACAGGCATTTGCAAATACTGGCGCTCCAGCTTCTTGGGAACCTACCCTTAATAACGTAGCCAACGAACAAGAGATCCCCGTGCGTGGGCCTATCGTTGATGGGTTCTTTCTTGGAGGAAATTTCTACGTTTGCTCTTATTGGGATACTGTTGTTTTTTCCCCAATTGCTTATCAAAACAGCACAGCACCCATTTTTGGTATCCGTCTGTTTAACCAAGGTCGTGGGTTGATCAACAACAATTGTTGGTCAAACACTGATACCAACGTCTATGGAGTAGACAGCAGGGATATCTGGGTGTTTAACGGGTCTGACTTTGCTCCTTTGGGCAACCAAAAGGTGCGAGACTACTTCTACGCAAACCTCAACGCTACGTATTCTGACCGCTTGTTCATGGTCAACAACACTCAAAAGAACCAGATCGAGATCTACTATCCCGATCTAAACTCGACTGGGTGGTGCAACCGTATGCTGTCATACCGCTATGACTTGCAGATATGGAATGCCCCCAAGCAAATCAATGGTGCCTGCAATGCATGTGAAGGACCCATTTTTACTTCTGGCAACTTCAAACTAGCCTCTAGATGCGTCACATACGCTCGTGGAGGGGTGGCAAGCCAAAAGCTGATACAGACAGGCCAGGGCAACTCTTTTATCAACTCAGCGCCCATTCCTGCGTTGTTTGAGCGCACCAACATGACCTTATCTTCAGATACTGGACCTGTTCCGTACAGTTCTAAGGTCTATGTCCACAGAATGTTGCCTGAGATTGCAGGTACTGGGACGGTCAATATCACTGTTGGTGGGGCTAACTCCACTGCCCAAACCCCTGTTTATGGGGCTACTGGCGTGGTGAGTATTTCTACGGATACGCCTTGGGTGACAACTCAGCAAAACAATGTACGAACTGTGTCCATAAAAGTAGAATCAAACGATGCTACAAATGCTTGGAATCTGACCGCCATGAACTTCCAGGCCACTGTCACTGAGGATGCGTTCTAATGCCCTTTTTGCTTGACGGCAACCCCACAACATCAGAAATCTCTGATGCGCTTAACTATGTGTTGAGTAATTTCAACACAAGTTATTCGGCTGACCCTAATACAGGTCAGATCAGTGGGCCAACCGGGGAAGTACAAGGTTATTTATACAAGTACATGGCTATCAAATATGCTGATAGCTTTGATGGCACGGTTAACTTTAGCAATTCGCCCACAAACAGGCAATATTACGGCATTAGAAATAATAACGATGCCGCTGAATCTAATAATCCTGTTGATTACATTTGGACAAAAGCAACAGGTGGTTTTGGGGTTGCCAAATATCTTTGGTACATATGTACTGGTGGTCGACAGATTCAATTTGCAGTTGCCACTGCGGCTCCAGATGCTGGTTGGTTAATAGACCCAGGCGCATCCATTGATCTTGATGTGGTGACTTCTGGGAATATCCCGGTGATTGCGGAAACATTCTTTTCGTACTTTACGCCAGCCACAATGCAGGTCCCAAGGACTGGTGCCCCTCTTTTACCAGTTTTTACCAATGTCAATCCAGCAATGTTTTCCACTGATGGAGGCGTTGTTGTGCCATTTACTGACGCACAAACAGATACTAGTGTTGCGTTTGTTGCAAATACATGGCGCATTGGTAATTCATCAACTACTGGTTATGGAGATATTTCCTATACCAATATAACCATTGGCAATCCAACAGATGCCGGGGATTATGCTTTGTGGCCTGCACCGACAGCAATGTCTGCCAGTCCCGCATATATCAACGTCCCCGTTAGATATAAAAACAGCCTGGGTGTTGTTACTCAAGCATCTGTGGCTAGACTTCAGCTTGCTTTTGCAGATCCTGGCGCTCAAGGTAATCCCGGTCCATCTGTTGATATATCTGGGTATGCTAGTTTTGTTCAAAATGTAGGCGGTTTATATACTCCAACTACCGCTACTTTGACAGCAGTTACGCCAAATGTAACTTCGCCAACATATTCTTGGACAATATCTGGGGCAACTCCTACTTCTGCCACAACCGCATCTGTGGTGGTTACTCCCACATCATCTTCTACTGGGGTAACAGTAACGCTGACTGTTAATGGTACAAACTTAACAAGTCCACTTAGCAGAACAGTTATTCTTCCTGTTGTTTACGATGGTGCTACAGGCGCGGCTGGGGCAAATGGCGTAATGTCGGCATTCCCAACCATTTATCTGTGGACGGGTTCTTCTACGCCTCCTACAAGGCCTTCAACCACCTCTACATATACTTGGGCAACTGGTACATATACAGCACCGACTAGCTGGTCTACATCTGCTCCTAGTAATACAACTCCAGGCAATTATTTGTGGGCAATTACTGTCCCATTAAATGAGATAGCTACTGTAGTCACATCAACGATTGATTGGACAAACGTAACTTATCCAATTAGAGCAATTGCTTATAACGGCGCAAATGGTATTTCTGCCGCCACAATGACATTAAGCGCCACAAGCCAATCATTTACTTATAACGGCAATGGATCGGCTACACCCACTTCTCAAACCATTACTTTTACTGCCAACCCTCAAAATTTGGTAGGAACAACTGTATTTACGGCGACTAAATACGACAGTTCTGGAACCAGTATTGGTTCTGCGACTCTTGGAGGTTCTGGAAATACTAGAACTCTTGCTATTGCAGATTTCAACCCTGCGGCATATTGTCGTGTTTCTGCCAATTTAAGTGGTTATCAAGACGATATTACAGTCGTTCGTTTGCAAGACGGAACAAGCACTGTTGTTGGTGTTTTGACCAATGAAGCAGTCACGGTTGCCGCTGATAGTTCTGGAACTGTAGTAAGTTTTGCAAATGCTGGTGGTAATTTTATTGTTTATCAAGGAACGACAGACGTTACATCATCCAGCACATTTAGCGTTGCTTCTAGTTCTGGCGTGACCATTAGCATTAATTCTGCTGGTGCATATACTGTTTCTGCCATGTCTGCTTTGCAAGGCACGGCTACTTTGAGAGCGGTATATAACTCAATCACCATAGACAGGATATATAACATTTCCAAGTCTCTTGGGGGCACCGCAGGAACGGCAGGAGCGGCTACTTTTGTTATTACAAGAACTGCAAATGATTCAAGTGCGCCAACCAATGCTGAAGTCAATGCTTTATTGGGTAGAAATCCTGTTGCTGGCGATATTTGTACTGTTAGCTATAACTCTAGTAATAATGCTGTTGTTTACCGCTATGTAACTTCTTGGTCATTATTTCAAACCTATATTACTGGCAGTTTGATAGTTCAAAACACTATTACTGCTGACAAAATTTCAACAACAACTGTATTAACTAATGCTCTTCAAGTAGGTGTAGCAGGTAATTTGCCAGCTATCAGCGGCAACACCATGACTGGTGCTGGCACATATTTATATGCCGATGGACGGATGGTAACTGGTAACGCCAATAATAATATGGTGTTTGATGGCACATCTTTATATTTGAATGTTCCATTTTTGCAAAACCCTCAAACTTTGAATCAAAATGCTTCAGTTGCAAATTCATCAAATGCATTAAGTGTGGGTCAAATCACTATTGCAAATGGAGTTGAAATTACTGTTCCAACTGGCAGTATTTGGTCAACAATTTAAAAAGGACTTATTATGACTACAAAAATAGATGGAACCTTGGGTATTACTTTCCCAGACTCTACTACTCAAGCTACAGCAGGCGTATTAAGTACTTCTCAGGCAATAGCAAAAGCTTGGGTAAATTTTAATGGCTCAACAGGCAATAGAAATGCTTATTACAATGTTGCATCTGTTACAAGAGTAGGCGCTGGAACATATACCATTGTTTTTTCATCTCCATTTGCAGATACAAATTATGCTTTAAGCATATCTGCTGGTTCTTCGGCAAATGGTAATACTTGGTCAATGTATGAAAGTAATTATGCGGCGAGAACAATAAGTCAAGTTACTATTGCTATAAATTCAGGTGGCACCGCATTTGATCCAACATTTATGTCAGTTATTGTTTTTAGATAAGGAAGCATCATGGGTGGATTTTCAGCATCAGTACAACACGATTTAAATCAAACGCCGCCACCTCCTCCCGATGCGCCAATGGCAAATATGGGAAGAAATGCTTTGCAAGCTATTGCAGGCAAGGGTGGTTCTAATTCGGCAGGCCAAGCCTTGCCTCAACAAGCTATTCCAAGACCCAATCAAACGGCTCAACCCATGCCTGAAATGACAGCACAACCTGCGGTCATGCCTCAAGGCGGTGGTGGTAAGGGTTCTGTGGGCCAGCCTGCTCAAAATACTGGCAATACACAACCTGTTCCTTATACGCCTTTCAGAGATGAAACGCCTTATGCACCTCCTGACGGCACTAGGGGTGGTAAAGGTAGTTCGACCAATTCAGCTACCTCTGGTCAACCCAGAATGGGCCAGCCGAATCGCTATGCAAATACTATTCCCCAGTGGGATAATGCATCTCAACAACTTGCACAACCCGCTCAACGTGGCGGTAAAGGGAAAGGCGGTTAATCATGGGTGGCGGTAAATCATCAGGCTCAACTACGCAAGTAATGACGCCAACTTTAACTCCAGAGCAATCTAAACTTTTAGGCGAACAAACCAAATTTTTAACTAATGTAGCTTTCCCTGCCTATCAAGAAACCATTGGTGGGGCAAAAGATGTGTATGGTCGTGTTGCTCCTGCCGCTGAAACTGCCGCCAGGACTGCAATGGATGTTGCTGGTCGTGCAGGTGCCCAACAAGAACGTGCTGGCTCTTCTGCCCTGACAAGCGGTATTCAAGGCCTTCAATCGCTGTTTGACCCTCGATATGAGCAACAACAAGTCAATGCCGCATTGCAGGCTGGGCGTGAGTCTGGGCGTGACCTAGTCAACCAACAGGTGGCTGGTTATGGTGGTGCTGGTGGTTTGGGGTCTTCTAGAGCCGCTCTGGCTAACGCTAACCTTGCTAGTACGCAAGAACAACGCCAAGCCACTGCCGCCGCCGCCGCCCGTGCTGGTGTGCAGGCAAACAAAGCCGCCGCCGCTAACCAACTGGCTACCCTGGGTGGTCAGAACCTTACTGGCGCACAGCAGTCTGCCGCATCAAGGATTGGGTTTGCTGGTACCCCTCAAGATGTGTATTCCAAGTACGCATCTGTGATCTTTGGTACGCCTCAACAATCTACGACACCTAACTTTGCTGGCACACAGGGCGGTACAACGTCTGGTGGTCAAAGTAGCAAAGGCATGGGCTTTAAGATTTAAGGGACAAAAATGGCTTCTTTTACTTTTGCTGACCCTAAACAATATTCAGATTGGGCTGGATACGCTGGTTTTGATCGCAAAACAGGCGAGATGGAGCAAACGCCTGCAAAGCAAGGCATCCCACCTCCACAAGATTTCAACCAATATCTGAATCAAAGAATGCAACCTGCACAAAACATCATGTCTAACGCAGGAAATGTGGCATCACAATTTGGATCTGGCAATTTTGTTGGGGCAATTTCTGCGGCTCAAAACATGAGGCAACCTGTTCCTCCTAATGCCGCTCCTGCCGCACC